CTCGACACGATTCGGGCACTGGCCCGATTGCACGCCCGGCGGGACGGGGCGCGGGTGGTGGTGGTGGATTATCTCCAACTGGTGACCCCCAGCGATGCGGAACGGAAACTCCCACGGGAACAGGTGGTGGCCGGATTCTCGCGGCAACTGAAGCAACTCGCGAAAGAGATCGGGGGGGTGTGCATCGTCGCGGCCCAACTGAACCGGGCGATCGAAGGACGGGCCGATCGGAAGCCCCAGCTTTCAGACCTGCGGGAATCCGGGGCGATCGAACAGGACGCCGATATCGTGCTGATGCTCGACCGACCCGCGATGTACGACCAAGACGCCGACCCTTCGGAAATCGTTGTCCATGCCCGGAAGCATCGAGGGGGGCGAACTGGACAAGTCCATCTGCGATGGTCCGGGGCTCGATTCGCGATCACTGACGACCTGGCCGACCCTCCCAGCGGCGGGGGGTTCGATGCCTGATGTGTTCGTGGTGACCTTCGCAGCAGTCCCGGGCGACGCGATTCCCCCCGATGTGCGGCTGCGGCGGCTGCTGAAGTTCGCCCTCCGGGCAACCGGCCTGCGGTGTGTCGGTCTCGCCACGCCCAACCCCCCAAGCTGTTCAGGAATTGAACAATCGACAGGAACGGGGCCAGAATGCCCCACAACGCATCCGGGCGACCGGATGACCAAAGACACCAACCAACCCGCCAGAACGCGAGGGAGACGGCAAAATGGAAGCAACGCAAGCACGGATTGACGAATACGACGCGCGGCGATGGGCAACCGAGGCGGAAACGGCCCTGGCGATTGTCGCCAATCCGGGGCTTCCCTTCGGTCGACTTCCCCTCCCCCCAGAACCGAGGGACCCCGCCCTGGAACTGGTCCAGCTGGCCCGGGTATGGGCTGGCCAAGTCCCAGGCATGACGACCCCCAAAGAGGCGGCGGTGCGGATCCTGACCGAGGGGGGCGGGGCAAGCTTCCCGGGGCTCCGGCTCGCGGTGGAACAGACCCTCGGGCGACTGGCCGAAGCGATCGACCTTCGCTTGCAGCGGCTCGGCCTCGAAGCCCCTCGGGAAGCGGGGCTCGTTTCCCCCAGCTGGTTCCCGGCGGTGGGGCAGTACCTCGGGAATCCCCTGACGACTCCGCCGGTTCCGTTGATGGCGCTGGGGTGGGACGCGATCAACGATCTTCCCCCGGGGCACTGGCTGCCGGATTCCGTCGCCAACCTGCGGGAGCATTCCGGGGGGCTGATTCTCGGGCCGGGGGGCCGGGATCTTCTCGGGAACGTGACCCCCAGGCGGTTCTACTCCATCGACCTGGCACTGCAACTGACCGGGGAAGCCCTCCGGCGACAGCAGCAGCGGGCAGAGCGGGACCGGCAGGAACTGGAACGGCAGATTCCCCGAAACGTCGCCCCTGACCCGTTCGAGAAGGTGACCCGGAACGAACTGGAAGACCGGCTGCGGCAACTCGAAGCGCGGCTCGCCCAACTGCCCCCCGGGGAAGGGAAGGTGTCTTGAGATGGCAGCAAAACCGCGACCGATCGACGAGATTTTGATTCAGGCACTGGCGGCGGGGGAGTCTCGAGCGCGGGCGGCTCGGGCGGCGGGGTGCTCGACCCGGACGGTTCACCGGCGGCTTGAAGATCCAGAGTTTGCCCGGAAGGTGACCGCGGCACGGACGGCGGCCCTTGATGACTGCTTCGGGCGGCTGACCAAGGCGGCCCCGGTGGCAATCGGGACCCTCGAAGCCCTGTTGAAGGTGGAAGACTCGCCGGGGATTCAACTCGGGGCAGCGAAGGCACTGCTAGAAGCCCTGACCGTGTTCCGGCGGGACGTGAGTTTCGAAGGACGGCTGCAGGAACTCGAACAGGCGGCCCAGGCGATTTCCCAGGGGGTGGCCCGATGATTGTTCAGTTCGCTGTGGTGGTGGAATTGTGGGGTCGAAAGATGCTCGCCCTCCTCCCCCCCATGTCAAAACAGCAACGCGCCCGACTCGAAAAGGAACTCGCGGCAGTCGTCCAGCGGGCTCGGGAGGGTGAATACACCCTCGGGGCCAATCAACCCGAGTTGTTCAACGAATGCTCGGCGGAGTTCATGTCTGCCATGTGCCTGGCGGGCGAGACGTTCAAGCAGCAGCAGCAGCAGCAGCAGCAGCAGGGGGACGCCCCCCGCCCTGATGACCCGGGCCCCAATGGGATCGGGCCGGGTGGACTGCGGATCAAGTTCTGAAACGGAGAACCACGCGATGCGGAAGACACCCAAGACGATCGAAGCACGACTCGCGGCCCTCGAAGCGGTTCTCGAATCCCTCCCCGAACGGCAGACCGAAGCGGGGGCGGCGGCTCTCATGGAAGCGGTTCTGGACGGGACCGAGTTCGACCCCCAGACCTGCGCAGCCCTGACCGCGGAATATGTCGAACTGGTCCGGGGCCGACCGGTTCCCCGAACACCGGCGGAGGTGCTGGCAGCAGCTGACCGGATGGAACAGGCATCCCCCGCCCTGCTGGCGGTACTCGCGGCATCATGGGATCGGGAATCCGAGAGACTGGCATCGACGCGCGGCGGATAACTCCGAAACTCTCACGACCAACACCACGCCCCCCAGGTGGGGCCATTCATCAGCACGGAAGGAACTCGACTCATGGGCCAGCAAATTCACGAACTCCGGGGAGTCATCGGCGGGGACCCTTCGGGGTGGCTGCGGGCGGTGAAGCAATCCATCGACGCGGGCAAAGCATTCGCGGCGCAGTGGGGGCAACTGGCCAGTGACCTGGCGACGGTGACCACGCGGATCGGCACCGGGGCGGCTGCGATGGCGACGGCGATCGGGACGGCTGTCGCGGTGACCGGCGGGAAGTTCAACGCCCTGAAAGAGAACGCCACGGTAGCTTTCACCACGATCCTCCGGGATGGGGCGAAGGCTCGTTCGTTTCTGGAAGACCTGCAGAAGTTCGCAGCCGAAACGCCCTTCAGTTTCGGGGGACTGATCAAGAGCTCTCAGTTCCTGCTGGCGACCGGGACCAGCTTGTCCGAGATCATTCCCACCCTGCGGGTTCTTGGCGACACGCTCGCGGGGCTCGGGAAGGGGGAAGCGGAACTCCAACTGGTGGCGACGGCCCTGGCCCAGATTCGCAGCTCGGCCAAACTGTCAGCGGCGGACATGGCCCAGCTGACCAATCAGGGCATCCCGGCTTGGCAAATGCTCGCGGATGCGATCGGGAAGAGTGTCGGGGAAGCTCGGAAGCTCTCCGAGGCGGGCGCATTCTCCGGGGAACAGGCTTTCCAAATCCTGACCGGGGGGATGAAGCAACGCTTCGGGGGAGGGATGGCGGCGGCTTCGGGGACGTTCGATCAAATGCTCTCCAACCTGAAAGACACCTTCGATATCCGCGCGGCGGAGATCACCGGGGGGCTGTTCGGCTCGATGAAGAAGGTTTTCCGCGACCTGCTGGACTATCTCGGCTCGGGGCAGTTCGACACGGTGGTAAAGACCCTGGCCGATCGGTTCGCGATGGCGGGGGCGGCCCTCGAACAGGCATTCGGGGCCAATCGCCAGCGGATCATTCAGGCATTCACCGATGGGCTCTCGGGGCTCGCCGATGGGGTGACCAACCTTGTGCAATGGTTCCGAGAATCCGGGCCGGCGCTCGCGGGGTTCACTTCCACAATCAGCGACGCGGTGCGGGCGGTGGGCTCGTTCGTGGCCCAGCATCCCCAGGTAGTGGCGTTCCTGGCGGTGTGGAAGGGGGCGGAGATGCTCGGGGTGGTCTCTCTGGTCCGGACGTTCTTCTCGCTGCTGGGGAGCGGTGTTTCGGCCCTGGTCAGTTTCGCGGCTGCGATGCGGGCGGGCGGACAGGCAGCCGAGGGGGCGGCCGGGGGGATCGGGCGGGCGACTACTGCGGCCGGGGCTCTCCGGGGGGCTCTCGCGGCGGGGGTGGCATCCGCGATCGTCGCGGGGTTCTTCGCTGTGCTCTCGAGCGCGGCGGCCGACCTGCGGCAGGAACTCGCCGCGGTGCGGGCGGAAGCGGAAAAGGTGCGGGGGCTCGGTCTCGAAAAGATCCGGGCGGGTGTTCAGCAATCCGAGGGGCTGACCGATCCGGGGGCACGGGCAAACGCCCTTCAGCAAGACCTGGCGGCGGCTCGCGAGGAATTGAAGCTGGCCCAGGTGGACATCGCCAACCGGCGGAAGGAACGCCAGACCGTTGAATCCGAGATGACCTTCGGGGATCGAGTGTCGGCCCTGCTGCCCGAGGGGCTCGGGGGGTTCGACGCGCGGCGGGAACGGGATTCCGAACTGGCGAAGGCGGAAGCACGGTTCACTGCGGCTTCGAATGCCGTTTCGGAGATCGAAGCGAAGTTGAAGATGGCCCAGCAACAGGCAACCGGGCCGGGGCTTGCGGGGCAGCAACCCGCCCCCCAGGCGGTGGCGGTGGAGATCGACACCGAGGGACCCCAGAAACGGGCCGAAGATGCGGTGAAGGAATGGAACCGCCTGGTGGAAGATGTGACCAACCGAATGGAGTCGATGGCCCTCAAGCTGGCCGACATGGGGCAGTACATGGACCCCGGGCAAATCCAGATGGTGGCCGACTCCATGCAGCGGCTCGGGGATGCCCTGTTGAACGGGGAGATCACCCAGGGACAGTTCGACCGACTGGCCAGCGGGCTTCAGCAGGTGGCGGACCGGGCGGGCGATTTCTCCGAGAAGATCCAGACCGCGGCAGAGAACGGGCAGCTCTCGACTGACCAGCTGGACGCCCTAAACGGTTCGCTCTCCGGGCTGCTCGGGCAGTATCAACAGGGAGCGATTACAGCCGATGGGTTCCGGCGGGGGCTCGCGGACCTGGCCCAGACGATGGACGCGGCAACGCGGGAAACGGAACGCCAGACCGCGGCGGAGGAACGGAAGCGGCTGCTCTCCGGGCAGTTCACCGGGGACGAATTCAAGACCGCGCTCGAGGATCGAATCATCGCATTCCGTCGCCAGCAATTTCAACAGCTGGTCGACATGCAGTTCAGACAGTGGCAGGGGCTGAACGGGATCCTGACCGACACGGGGAACCGGTTCGGACAGCTGGGGAACGGGATGCAAAACTTCGGGGCTCAGGTGCAACGCGCGAGCGGGTTCCTACAGGGGTTCGGCGGCGGTGGCGGTATGAACTGGTCCAGTATCGCGGCGGCTTTCAACAGCCCCCAGGCCCAGCGGGACATGCTGTTCAATGAACTGCAGATGCTCTTGCAGTACTTCCGCCCCAACACCAGCCCCTATTCGATGGGGCTCGACCCCGAACGGGCGGCCCGATATCAGGGACGGATCGACGAGATCCAGTCGATCCTCAACGCCCCTCCCCCGCCCCCGATGTTCACGGGAATCAGCGGGGACCAAGTCATCGGGGACCCCGGGTTACAGTCCCAGTCGGCCCGGGCGGGCGGCTCCGGAAACTTCACCATTCACGCCCCCAACCTGACCCGGATTTCTCAGAGCGAGATACGGACCCTGGCGGACGCGATGGCCCAGGAACTCCAGCGACAGGGGCGGCGGTTGTAAGCGGGGCGGCGGCGGCGGGCTCGTTCGTGGCAGTCTTCAGTTCATTCAGGAAGGGGAAACGCTGTGGGGTGTTCTTGTCAGTACCTGTGGAAACTCATTCGCGAGGCGGCGGGCTCGGATGCCCTGGAATACTACGACCCAGGACCGGCTTCGCCCCCGACCGGGCAGTACGCCCGACATGCCCAGGGGCCGACCCCCTCGGGGAATAGTCTGCTGGTGGTAACCGATGTGCCGAATACCCTCGGAGTACTGCTGGATGGGAGCGGGTACGTTTCCAGCCTGTTCACGGTCTCGGGGGTGACGCTGGCCGATCCTGTCGCGGCCTGGAACGGCTCGGGGGTGGTGTGGATCGGGGAGCGGGACCCCTTAGGTGGGTTGGGGCGGGTGACCTGGCGGGCTTTCAATCTGTCGGGGACCCTGCTGGGGGGATTCACTGGCACGACCCCCGCCACGACCTTCCCGCAAAACGTCGCGTGTGACACCTCGGGGAATCTGGTGGTGTGCAACGCATCCGAGACGGAGCGCCGGAACACCTCGGGGACCCTGCTGAACTCCATGCCGAACGGGGGCTACAACCTGGCCCTGGATTCCTCCGGGAACGTGACGATCGGGGACGGCGGGACCGGGCTGGCCAGCTGGAACAGTTCATTCTCTTCGCGCTGGTCCGTCACGATCACCGGGGCTTCCTCCCAGTTTGGATCGGCGGCGGATTCCTCGGGAAACGTGTTCATCGCCTATGACGACACCTCGGGCAGTCTGAAACTGCGGAAGTTCACCAGCAGCGGGGGGACAAGCTGGACGGCTACCCTTCCGTTCTCCGGGGGATCTTCCGGTGTGCTTGATGTGTGGAGCGATGGCAGCAACGCCTATCTGGTGGCACGTGACGATGCGGGGCAGGGGCGGCGGCTGAAGTACAGTTCAACCGGCTCTCTGTTGTGGGATGAACTGATCTGGTGGAGCGATGGCTATTCCCCTGTCAAGACGATGCGGGGAACCGGTAGCCTGATCACTTACGGCGGGGTGAGATGACACGGGGCGGAAATTTCCGTTGTTACTCACTTGCGGTATAGTGCAGAGTGGCTATAGTGTGACCAGAGGCGGGGCGACCCGCCAAGCAGTTTCCCCCGTTTCACTTCCAACGGAGTTCACGACATGGCGACCCAGGCCACCCCGACGAAGAAGACCCGCATCCCCCGGTTCGATGGCGACTCCCGGACGTTCCTTCTGCTCGACTCCGCCGGGGAGGTGGAATACGGGCCGACGTTGTACTGCAACTGTCACCAGCGGTTGAATCACGTTCACAACTGGAACGGGAAGATCGTTCACAAAAGCGACCCAGGCCACGCCCTGCCCGTCCCTAAAGGCGTTCAACAATGGAACGCCTTGAAACCCATATGGGAACCTCTTGTGAATGGAGGCGTGTCGAACTGAACAGCGGAGAAACGCCCCCCGGGACTGGAACGCCTCGGGGGGCTTGTGGGCTCGCCCTGTCCGTCATTCCTGAAAACGGGTGGCGGGCGGGGCTGTTGAAATCCGATATTTACTCACTTGCGTTATACCGCAAGGCGGTTACAATGGGTTCAACGCAAGCGGGAACACTGGTTCGCGACACTTCACTTCGGGGTTCAAGTCAGATGAGCACTGCAACCAAAGCTGGAAACGAACTGGCCCTGGCGATTGCGAAGGATGGCTTCGAAACTCATCGCCAGATGCCGTTCGGGTGCGGGGTGGCCGGGTATGTCGGCCCCCTCGATGGCTCCCTGGTGATGTTCGACAACTGCCCCCTGTGGGATGACGCCCGCGAACTGCAGCTGGCCGAACTGCGGAAGATCCTCGACGCCCGGGAAATCTCGGAAGTTGGCTTCGCCAGCTTTCCCCCGACTGGCCCCCAGGCGGGGCATACGGTCGCGGTAGTGTTCGACTGCGGGGAAGAGCAAAAGGCTTTCATCCGCGACGCCTGGAAGGCAATCTGCGAGAAGACCCAGGCGGCTCGGGTTCGCCCCCGGTGGATGCCCGCCAAGGCTCGCAAGCAGTCCGGCGGGATGGAAGACTTGGCGGCCCGATTGATGGCGGGGCGCAGCGGAACATGAGCGAACACGATCGGGCAAACCCTGTGGATGACCGGGCCGGGGCTCGGGGATGCGTGACCCCCTCGGGTGCATGGGATGCAACGGGGGGAGCGGATAAGCTGGACGGGAAAGCCCTGCCCGAGGAACGGGGGGGCGGGAACTCGAACAGCGAAGGATGGGGAGCGATGGCGGATCTTGTGGAGCAACTCCGGCGGGCAATGGATGACAGCGGGCTCACGACCTACGCCATTGCCAAGCAGAGCGGGGCAAACGTCAATAGCCTGTACATGTTCCGGAAGGGGGAACGGGATCTAACCTTCGCAGCGGCTGCCAAGCTGGCCCAGTCCCTCGGGCTGAAGCTGGTGGGGGCGGACGGGAAAGAGATCAAGGGAGCACGTCCCAAGGCCCAGGAACGGCCCCAGGCGACTCCCAGAGCGACGCGGAAGCGGGCGGCGCCCAAACGGCCGAAGAAGTGACACGAACCACGGACAGGGGAACAGGGGATGGCGAAGGTCTACAGGGACGGCGACGGGTGGAAGCTGGTTTTCGTCGATCACCGACGGACGCGGCGCACGCTGCGGCTTGCCCGGCTGCCGAAGAAGGAACTCGAAAGTGTGGGGCGGCGGATTGAACTGCTGGTGGTCTCGAAGATCAGTGGGGAAGCCCTCGACACGGAAACGGCTCGATGGCTGGCGAACACGGGGGAAGAACTGCGGGACCGGCTGGTCCGGCTCGACCTGTGCTCCCCCAGGCAGCAGCGACCGGTGCGACACCTCGGGGAGTTCATTGCCGAATACATCGACGCCCAGCAGGTGAAGCCCCTGACCAAAGTCATGATGCGGCAGACCAGAACCGCACTGGTCGACTACTTCGGGGAGGACCGGAAGCTGGGGGACATCTCCGAGGGGCAAGCGATGGAATGGAACTGGTGGATGAGAAGCCCTACCGAGAAGGGGGGCCACGGGGTGGGGGAGATGACCGCCCGGCGGAACTGCGGGCGGGCTCGCCAGTTCTTCGGCCACGCCCTGGCCCTCGGGCTGGTCGACTCCAACCCGTTCAAGAATGCCAAGCTGGCGACCCAGGTGGGGCCCTCCCCAGCGGCCCGGGATTTCTTCGTGACCCGGGAACATTTTGCGGCGCTGCTGGCTGAATGCCCTGATCAAGAGTGGCGGGCAATCCTGGCCCTGTCGCGGATCGGTGGGCTACGCATCCCCTCCGAACTGACGGGTCTAGCTTGGCGAGATATCAATTGGGACCGGGGGACGATCCTCGTTCGCTCGCCCAAGCTGGAACGGTACGCGGGGCGGGAAACCCGACTGGTTCCCCTGTTCCCCGAACTGCGGCGGGAATTGTGGGACCTGCTGACGATCCGGGGGACCGGGCCGGATGACCGCGGGGATCAAGTCATCAGCGGGCGGAGATGCCGAAACGCCAACCTGCGGACCCAGTTTCACCGGATGTGCGAACGGGCGGGGGTGCCGAAGTACCCGAAGCCCTTCGCGAATGCCCGGGCAACGCGGGCAACGGAACTCGCCGAAGAGTTCCCCCTTCACGTGGTGACCAGCTGGATGGGCCACACAGCGAAGGTCTCGGAGCGGCACTATCTCCGGGTGACCCAAGAGCACTACGACGCGGCGGCCGGGGGACCGGCACAGAAACCGGCACACATTCCGGCACAACCTACGACGGCACAGAGTGGAACTGCGGACACGGACCAACAAAAAGCCCCGGGATTTTCCATCCCGGGGCACTGTACGCAACCACTGGCAACCGACTTGAGTATCCTCGACAGGGACAGAACAAACCCTGAAAATCTGCGGGGAAACCGGGGGAACGCGAAACGACCGGCACGCCAACCGGCACAGATTCAACAGGAAGACACCCAGGCGGACGTTGACGGGGGGCTGGCCCGACTGGTGACCGTCTGGCCCAATCTCTCGCCGGATGAGCGGGCGAGGATCCTACGGCTTGCAGGATGCGACGATGCTTCACCCAGAACTGCGGCCGTCATTCATTCCGGCGGACCTGTGGGACGCAACCCGGACACTGGCCCGGGGGTGTGGGAATGACCCTACCTTGGCGTTCGGGCTCGCGGCCCGGGTGCTGCGGGGGCTCGCGGAATGCCGCGATCACCAGCGGATTGCCCTGGCCCTGGTCGATGTTCTCGCCGAAGAACGGTCTCGGATGCTGGCCGAAGATGCGGCCCTGGAAGCACAGCGGGAACGGCGGGCAATCCGGCGGGCGAAGCGGGAAGCAGCGGCGCGGCGGGCGGCGGCTCGCAACGCATCGTGAGGCGAACCGCTGTCTTTTGGTTCTCTCGCTGCCAACGTATTGGAAGTCCGTTGTTCTACGCGAATCACAGCTGGTTTTTGACCCCCCGCCCACCCAAAAGACCACCCATTACGCGCAGAACTGCACTTCACCCCTGTTTTCCCGATGTGGAATGCGGGTGGACATACCCTTTTTCGACCCCAAACAGGCCTGGAACCCCCCCCGGAAACCACCCCTACCCCCCCATTGGAGGGGGAGTAATGCAGGTGGGCGCAGTCCGATTTCCGGTGGGCGCTCGAGTCGAGTCTCGCGGGGGTTCATTCCCTCGACTGACGGGGCCGGCGCGGCCGACGAAGTGCGGCTCGTAACCAGACCAGCCCCCAGGCGATGCGGTTCAGTCGGCGGTTCACCGCGGCGGCTGCGATCAACGCCAAGCCGGACATCCCAGCGACCGCCAACACAGCGGCCCACAACAACCAGATCATTCAAGCATTCCGAGACAGGAACAGGGGGGCGGCCCCGGGTGGGGCTCTTACGGATTTCCCAAATTTTAACCGTTTTTCAAGCAAGCACTTAGGGTTGTTCGAGGAAACCGGTAGGTAAGACATGTCTTGCATACTCCAGCGGGCAGTTTAAGATGCCGCAACACGCGGGAAAATTGCGTGGAGCGTTTTCACAAACCCGGCGGGTCAGTCGGGGCCAGTATGGGCAGGGATGCCCGCCACAATTCCACATGGAGCACACGATGAACAACACGGCGATCAAACAGCGGACCCCCCAGGCGGACCGGGTGGGATACACCGTCGAAGAGGCGGCGCAGCTTTGCACGCTGTCGGCCCGAACTCTGCGGAACTACATCAAGTCCGGTCAACTGGTGGCCAGTCGATTCGGGCAGCGGGTTGTCATCCCTCGGGAGAACCTGCTCCGGTTCATCAACAGCGGGGACCGGCCCGAAGCGCGGAATGGATGACCCAGGGGCGGGCTGGCCCTGGCCAATGAAAAGGCCCCGGGCGGCAGGGGAACCGCCTCGGGGCCAATGGAACTCGACGCGCATCTCACGAACACGCAACGCAAGGATACGGCACGATGCCGCAAGAGTCTAGCGCAGACGGAACGACCGAAGAGGTAAGGGAACTGCTCGCCCGGGTGCGGATCGGGCGGGAACTGCACGACGCGGCCCGAAACCGACTGCGGGCAGCGATCGACGCCCAAGACCTCGAAGCAATCGAACGGGCGCGGCGGGTATTCGTCGCGACTGGAACGGCCCAGATCGGCGAATGTGCGCGGGCTGGTCTCGCGTTCCTGGCCCTGGCCCTGCGCGGGGGTGGCCGATGAAATCGCATCCCTGGTTCCCCTTCTATGCTGCGGACTGGCTCGCCGATCCAGCCCTTCGAACGGTGGGGCTCGCGGCTCGCGGTGCGTGGATCGAGATTCTGTGCCTGATCTACCAGACCGACGACCGCGGGCGGCTTAGCGTGGCAGGAAACGCCATGACGCCCCGCCAACTGGCTCGGGCAATCGGGGCCGACCTGCAGGAAGTGGAAGCGATCCTCGACGAACTCCGGGCGGCTGGGGTGTGCGATGTGGACGACGATGGCGCGGTGGTCTCGCGGCGGATGCGGCGGGACATGGAATCCAAGGCCAAACGGGCGGCCGGGGGACACCTCGGGGCAGAGCACGGCATCAAGGGAGCGGAGCACGGACACAAGGGGGGACGACCCCGAAAACCGACCGACAAGGGGACCGAAAAGGCGACCGACAGAAAAACCCCCTCCCCCCCCGGGGGGGGGTTTTCAAAAACCCCCCTTGTAACCCCCCTTAAACCCCCCTCGACTGCAAACAAGGGGGGTTATCAATCCGGCCCTGAAAACAAGGCTGGAATTGAGGCGGACGGCGACAAATCGAGAAACCGAAAACCCCCCTTAAAACCCCCCAAAAACCCCCCCTATACAGAGTCAGAGTCAGAGTCAGAGTCAAAGACCGGTACAGGAAAAGGCGCGGGAGACGGACGGGGAAGGACCTGGAAATCGGGCCGGGGCGTGGGGGGGTTCATGCCCCAACACCTCGAAGCCCTCGGCCGGGGGGACCCCGCCCCCCTGCTGGCCCAGGTGGCGACCGCGACCGGGGAGAAGACCCGCGGGTTCCGTTCGGACTACGACACCCAGGCGGCGGTTCTGGCCCACGGGTTCGACGCCCTGGCGGCTGCTGGTTCGGGGAAAAGTCCGATCGGGCTGTTCGTGCATCGCCTGCAGAAGCTGGGGACGCGGGACGCGATCACCCCAAGCGACGAATCCCAGACCCGGGCGAAAGCGACGATGCGGGCGATGACCTCGGGCGGGCTCGCGACCTTCGCCCACGCGGCGGGGTTCGGCTCGATGGGCTCCCAGGCGGACGTTGACGCGGCCCTGCGGATCTACGGAAACGGGGGGGCGGAATGATCACATCAGCAGCGAAACCAACGGCGACGACCTCGGGGACTGCCGCGGCGGTTCCTCCCAGTGACCACCACGCGGAACGCGGCCTGGTTGGCTGCGGCCTGCTCGACGGGGTGGCGGTGTTTGATGAAGCGGCCCTGCGGGTGGGGCCGGATGACTTCAGCAGCGATGCCGGACTGGCTTGGCGGGCCATGGCGGAGGCTCGACGCGCTGGCCGATCGTTCGACGCTGTGACCGTCGCGGAGGCACTCGCGAAGACCCTCGGGGGTGAGGCGGCGGAAGCCCTGGTGACCTCGTGCTGCGAGTCGGTCTACTCGGGGGCCCAGTGGCCAAGCTACGCGGCTCGGGTGGCGACCGTCGCGGCCCTGCGGCGGGTGTTCGCCTGCGGGGTGGACCTGCTGCGGAACTCGACTCGCGAGGGGGCCGACCCTGACGACCTGCTGGCCGATGGGCTCGCCCAACTGGCCCAGGCTCAGGAACACCGGGTGGGGGATCAACTCGCCCCGATTCTGGCCCAGGTGGCCCCGGACTGGTTCGAATCCGTCACGACCGAAAAGCCGTCTGCCTGGTCGACCGGGTGGGGCTCCCTCGATGGACTGCTGGGGGGTGGCTTCCGGCCCGGGCAGCTGGTGGTGGTGGCGGCTCGCCCCGGTGTGGGGAAGTCCGTCGCGCTGCAGAGTTTCGCGGTCTCGCTCTCGCAAGCCGTCCCGGTGCTGTGGTTCTCCCTGGAGATGACCCGGGAAGAATGCTTCGGGCGAATGGTGGCGGCCCAGTCTCGAATCGACGCGGGCAAGCTGGCCCGGCTGAACGACCTGGAAGAGCACGACCTAAACGCCGCGATGGAGGCGGCGGAATTCCTGAAGGGGCTCCCCGTTCGCCTGGATGACCGACCGCACGGGCTCGACACAATTCGGGCACTGGCCCGACTGCACGCCCGGCGGGACGGGGCGCGGGTGGTGGTGGTGGATTATCTCCAACTGGTGACCCCCAGCGATGCGGAACGGAAACTCCCACGGGAACAGGTGGTGGCCGGATTCTCGCGGCAACTGAAGC